GAATGAAAAACCTTCTTATAAAGAACCGCCGAAAGAAGTTTGTTTTTATGCCTATAAGCGGATCAATCATTTTCGCGAAATATTGGCGCAATTTCAAGCGAAAGAAACCACTCAAATACCTGACGAAGTGATTGATAATATCATAAATCAAATCAAAAAAGAAAGGATTGATTTATCTCAAATGACCAATAAAAGAACAAAGGAGATTTTGAAAAAGCTGGGCTATAATAAATATTATGAACATATTCCTTTTATAAAAGATAAATTAGGCATTAAACCGCCAATTATGAGTTCCGAATTAGAGACCATGCTGTGTAATTTATTTATGGATATACAGGCACCTTATGCGAAATATTGTCCCGATTATAGGGTGAACTTTTTAAATTATTATTATACCGTTTACAAATTATGTGAATTATTAAATCAGCATCACTTTTTGCCCTATTTTCCCATGTTAAAAGATCGGGAAAAGAGAATAGAGCAAGATGAAATCTGGAAAAAAATATGCGACGATTTAGGTTGGGAATATATACCGACTATCTAGTGGGGGGTGCTCTCAAACCCCCACTTAGACAAACATTCAATTTGACCAGATTAATTTATGCGTTTAGTGTATTGTTATTCATTCATTTTATTCTAAAATAATTTAATATATAAATTATTTTATCTTTTTTATCTTTTTTATCTTTTTTATCCTTTTTCTTACAGTTAGACAAAAGCGTCTTTTTTAAAATCCACCGGGGAAATGGACCAAGTTCGCGCCGATACCGAACCCGGCACCACTGCGAGCACTGACACCCATGCTCGGGACATAAGTATCTAAAATACTGAAAGTGGCCGCCGCCGTTAAGGCAATCAATGCAATTTCATCAAACTTGAGAGATTGTTGAGGGATCGCAAAAGCCGCAATCGCCACCATTAAACCTTCTACTAAATATTTGATCGCTCTTTTGAGAAGTTCTTTCATATCAATGCCCAACATATTATATTAATTCGTAAGAAAAAAAACTAAACACATTAATTATATAATAATATTTGTTATATTGCTTATAAAATTATCCTAAATATTAATGTTTATAAAAGTTATTTTTATAAAAGAACTTAAAATAAAATTAATATAGTTAATTATATCATGTTTACTTCTTCAGAGCCCAAAAATTTTGATTGCCGAATAAATAAAGACGGTACGCCAAATAAGAATTATGTGGATATGCTGGAAGAAGATAAACCGATTTCCGGCCAAAAATTTGCATGTGTTTCCTTTATTTCGCCGGAACAAATTATTAAAAAGCGGGAGTTGTACATTTTTCAACAATTCCTAAAACAATGGGATATGAATAAATCGTTAGAAAAGTTTAACCATTTTATGAGTTTTTTGGCATATAAATATAATTTGAATTTTGACAACATTTCTAAAGATTTACAGGATTTTTGCAAGGATGAGAAAGATAAATTGTTTTCTACCACACTGGAAGATGATTTTAAAAATTATACGGATGCGAATGAGGAACAAATTGAAGAACAATTTAACCGAGAAAATAGATTTCAAACCAGTGTTCGTGGTCTAAAGGTCCGTGGCTGTTATCCCTCTCAGGAAGAAGCGGAATTGCGCTGTAAATTACTCCGTGAAGTGGATCCCAATCACGATGTATATGTGGGGCCCGTAGGTATGTGGATGCCGTTTCACCCCGAAGCATATAAGACAGGGCGGGTAGAATATTTGGAAGATGAATTGAATCAGTTGATGCAAGAGAAGCAGAAGAATGAAAATTCCGCGAAAGTAGAATTTGACAAACGGGTGCGAGATACAAAAGAGAAGGCGATGGAAGATAATAAAAAGAAAGCGATGGAAAGTGGTAACGTCTTAACTCAAACAATTGACGAACAGGGCAATCTGATCAATGTTAAAGATATGTTGAACAAAGAAATTTCAGTGGCGGATTTGCGCAAGGAGTTGTTTGAAGGTGAGAATATTGTGATTGATCACAAGACATCGGATCACGGGTTGAGCAAGATTGCTGAAGTACGCGATTTGCCCGACGAACTTAAAGAATTGCTTAAAAAGTAAGGATGATTTTTACATTGTACCTTTAACATTAAACATTAAACATTTTAAAAAGCTATTTTATTATTTATTTTATATTTTATATAAATATATAATAAATGAATTTAATTAAGTTTCCGATGAGATATTTGCCAAAAATTTTAACAAAAAAAGATAAACAACAACAAATTAAAATGTTACGCAAATCAAAAAAACTATATAAAAACCATGAATATTATACACGCGCAAAACTCTCATCTTATAAAAATAAAAAATCCAACCATATAACTAATGCGCGTAAAATATATAATATACAAAATATATTACCAAATAAAGAATTAGCACTAAAAACGGGCTGTACAATATCCGCATTAAACCAAATTGTTAAAAAAGGCGAAGGCGCGTATTATTCATCTGGTTCAAGACCGAACCAAACCGCAAAATCATGGGGCTTAGCAAGATTAGCAAGTTCATTAACGGCCGGAAAGGCCGCTGCGGTTGATTATGATATATTAAAAAAAGGATGTAAGCATAATAAAAAAGCATTTATCTTAGCAAATAAATCAAGAAAAAAATATAAATATGGTCATTCACAAACCAAAAAAATCAGTGTTTGATATATATTAAAATTGAATATTAAAATATGTTAATATTCAATGCATAACCAACCGTAACGAAGAAGAATGAGTTTTGAACGTTTACCGTCTCCGCTGAGCATGACAATAACAGCCGCACCCATCAATGTAACTGTGCCATTGCTAGTATCGGTATCCATTGTAACCGTCACGCAATTTTCGCGGCATAAATGTCTGCAAAATTTAAGCGACTTAATCCGGCAACAGCAATATAAAGATATTCTGGAATGGGTGATCGTAGAAGGTAGTCCATTAGAAGCCGACGCAATCAAGAACGCCGAACAATTGGAAAAAATGCGAACAAACATTGCGTTGCCTTTTCCGATTGTCTATGTTCCTTATGCAGGTAACGGTACACTTTTAAGTGATTTGCGAAATATTGGCAACACTACCTGCAAGGGTGATATTATTGTCGTGATGGACGACGATGATTATTATCCGCCGACTCGCGTGAGTCACGCGGTAGACACGTTGGTAAATTCGTCTGCCTTAATTGCCGGTTGTTCAAATATTTATATCTATTTCTACCAAACAAATGAATTTTACCAATTTAACAGTTTCGGAAATATGCATTCCACCAACAACTGTCTGGCGTATAAAAAAGAATATTTATTAGACCATGCTCATGCCCCGAAAATGTCCCGCGCCGAAGAAAGTAGTTTTACCAATGGATTTGATGAACCCATGGAACAATTAGATCCTAATAAATGTATTGTGGTGTCAGGGCATACTTCAAATACCGTAGATAAACAATGGATGTGTAATACAAAGCCCTACAAACACCGAATGTTTAAAGAAATAGACGCACAGAAACATATATTAGATTTTATACCCTTGCCAATTTACTTGCGGATGCAGGAAATCTTAATATAATTATATAATTATATAATTATAATCAATTATATAATATTCGGCCAACGCTAACGCTACCACTTGGATGTTTTTTTTACACTAATTTTTGGCCCTTGGCCGCGTTTCTTGGAACTGTTGGGATCATACGCCGCATCTTCATCGTCCGAATGCAAATCTTTGGACAATTCCCAAAATTCTTTTGACCCGAGTTTGAAATCGGCATGATGTTCGGCTTTATACCAAAAGATCTGGTCGTGTAATTTATTTGTTTTGGAGTTATTATTAATAACCAAACATTCAAAATTTTCGGTACATTGATCCATCACTTGACAAAATGATTCAAACGTCGGAAACATACCGGCGTAATTTTCCCAAATGCGTTTACGATTGGCAATATACGGTTCACGGAGAATAAAGACATAATCAATATTGGTCCGCAAATTGGGCGGAATACCGAGCGGATACTGCATAGTAATGATAAGCATCACCTTCCAGTGCCGCCCGTTCATAAAAAGCAAACGCATCATTTTATCGCGGGTCCAGGTCGCGTCATATAAACAATCATCTAAAATGACAAAAACTCGCGGATCAATATTTGAACGCTTGTATTGTTCCATTTCTTTTTTAACTTGCTTTAAAACTGTTTTTTGGCGTTTTAAAATATTTTCAATAATGGAGGAGTTATATTCTTCGTGAATAAACAGTTTGGGTACATGAGAACTGTAAAAGCCGTTTCCCGCTTCTGTCCCGGAAATAACCGTACCAATCGGTATATCTTGGTGATGAAAAAGTAAATCACGAACTAAATAACTCTTACCTGTATCACGCCGACCAATTAGTACGACTACGGGGCCTTTATTTTCATCTGCTTTAAAACTAATATGCCGCATATCAAATTTTTTTAATTCCAATGTCATTAATGTTTAGAATAGTTTTAGAAAATAAACATTCTGATTGTCCGCATACGATAGTTATGATATATGATATATCATATATCATATATGATATATGATATATGATATATACGGAAACACATATAATTAGTTAAAAAACATAAATTTTATATATATCACAACTAATAATGGACTTCAATTACCGAAAACAAGATAATCACAAATTATTTTCAAGTTTAGCCGAAAATCCGAAATTTGGCATTTTACAGCCCCAAAACTATATACCACTCTATGATCGTTATTTTTCATTAACCCCGACTAATTTTAACAATATAATTCTAAACAATCAATGGAATTTATATTCTCTCAAATCACAAGAATCTAGTAATATTTTTAAAGGTGTTGTAAAAAGAGAAGATAAGGATACCGAGAAGAAGGAAACAAAAAAAATATTTTTAAAATTTAGTCCTTTACTGGATCCGACGAAATATTTATTTGGGAAATATGATATAAGTAATCAGAATTTGCTAAACTTACCTTCCTATATAAAAAATGAATGTGACCAGAAAATACAAGATCCAAATAACGCTGCTTATATTGACGGATTTTTTACCTATTTATCCAGTC